GGCGGACGATATGGACCACTGGCGCGGCGGTGACCGCGGCGAGGAGGTCACCATGGTGCCGGTGATTATGCAGGGGTTCCAGATTTACCAGCCGCCCGGCGGCGGTGCCTGCTGGGGCGTTCCCCTGTACCTGGTGGACATGATCGAGCGGGATCCGGCGGAGCATATCGGCGCGGACGTGATCGACAAGGATCGCCTGCTGTGGGAGGCCGACGGCGAGGCCGTGGTGATTAACGCAGTACGGAAAGCCTGTTCCGGCTGGGCAAAGGAATGGGAGCGGGCCGTGTGGAACGCCCTGGAGGGTGTGGACCTCCACAAAGAGGAGGCCGGGCGGTGAATAACTTTGAAAGGATCACGGCCTCCCCGGAGGCCCTGGGGGACTTCCTGGGCGCCCTCCCTATCCTGTCCGGCCCGTGGGACGACGATTTCCACCGGGTATTTTGTGACAGCTGCGACGCGGAGAACTGCGACGCTGAAAACTGCGCCCACCAAGCTGAACGGAATAGCCCTACCTGGTGGCTGAAACGGGCATACACCGGCAGCGGCCCGGTTAAGACCGACAGCACGAACCCATATAAGCGGCAGGCCGCAGACCTCCGCCTGGAGGCCATGCACCAGCGGGACCGTTTTGGCCGGAACCTCCTGGCCACGGAACTGGAGGAAGCGGCGGCCACCATTGAGGCCCTGGCGGAGAAATTGGAGGAGAAAAAATGAAGTGGGATCAGAATAACCCGGAAAAGGTCAAAGACTTTATTGCAAAGATGAAGCAGAATTACGCTTTCAAAAAGGCGTATGCAGCCCGCAGGGCATGGGAGTTCTACAACCACCCTGACGTGGCGGGAATGTGCTATGTAGCCGTCGGCGGGCTGGATAGTATTACGCTGTTTCTTTTCCTCCGGTCAATCGGGATCGAAGTGCCGGGCACGTCGGTTTCAATGCTGGAGGATCGCAGCATACAAAAAGTTCACAAGGCGCTGGGGATCCGTGCCCTGCGCCCCGCAAACGGGCCAAAGGATCGCCCGTACACAAAAATTGAGGTTATCAGAGAACACGGGTTCCCTGTTCTTTCAAAAGAAATCGCCGGGAAAATCAGCCTACTGCAGCACCCAACAGAGAAAAACGCGACCGTGCGCCACGCAATTATGACAGGCGAAACGGGCGCATACGGCGGGTATAGGAAAAACACCCGAATGAAAATGAGCCAAAAGTGGCTGGAGAAGTTCGGCGGGCCGGAAAATGAAAAATACGGGACGAACTACCAAACGGCCCCGTTCAAGGTTTCAGACCTGTGCTGTTATTACCTGAAAGAAAAGCCGTGCAACGATTACGCCAGGAGCAGCCGGCGGTTTCCGTATATGGGGCTTATGGCCTCCGAGGGAGGCCGCAGACAAAAGGCGCTTATGCTGAACGGCTGCAATTACATTAGCAAAGATACCAAGAGATCCGCGCCCTTTGCGATTTTCACACGGCAGGACATTTTGACCCTGGCGCTGGAAATGGAGGAATATTACCAAGAGCATTGGCAGGAGTTTAAGCCGATCACCGGAGAAAATGAGGACGGAAGCCTGTTATATGGTGATCCTATCCACCTGGAAACAATCGTGCCAGAAATCTATGGCGAAATCGTCCGCGACCCGCTGGAAATGACGGAGCAGGAAATTGACGCCTACAAGGCGGAGCATAACGGAGCGGAACCGGAGGGGCAGCTGCGGACCACCAAAGCGCAGAGAACAGGCTGTTCAATGTGCGGTTTTGGGGTTCATATCGAGAGTAGGCCGCACAGATTTGACCGCCTGCGCTATACCAGCCCTGGAGAGTGGGAAATGTGGATGAAGCATATTTGCCAAGACGAAAATGGCGAATGGTACGGCTGGGGGCGTGTTCTTGATTATATCGGCGTGGGCTGGGAAGATGATCTTTTTGACGCCACCGCACCAAAGCAGTTGTGCGAGGATTGCGTGGCCAGACTGGAAAAAGACTTCACCATGGAGCAGCCGGCGGAAGCCTGCAACGAAAAACCGGAAAAAGGAACTTGCTGGAGTTGCGGAAGAAAGCGCCGCGTGTCGAAATATTACGCCACCGAGGAGGAACCGGCAAAATGAAAGTTTACGCGGATCACGCGGCTACCACGCCCATGAGGCCGGAAGCCCAAAAGGCAATGATCGAGGCGCTGGAGGAGTTCGGAAACCCGTCAAGCATACACGCATTGGGGCGCCTGGCGTCTGCAAAAATGGAAAGCGCACGGAAAGAGATCGCAGAATTGTTAAATTGCCGTCCGGCGGAGGTGTATTTCACCTCTGGAGGCAGCGAGGCAGACAACTGGGCCATTCGTGCAGCGAGGTACGGCGCCGGCGACGTGGTGGCCTCCGCCTTTGAACATCACGCCGTCCTGCATACGCTGGAGGCCATGGAGAGAAGCGGAACACGCCACGCTGTTCTGGTAGCACCAGGGACAAATGGGATCGTAGATCCCGCAGAGATTGGGCGACGTGTGAGCAGCACCACGAACATGGTCACAGTTATGGCCGCGAATAATGAGGTTGGAACACTGCAACCCATTCAGGAAATATCCAAGGAAATCCGAAAAAATGGAAGCAAGCTAACCGTGTTCCACACAGACGCGGTGCAGGCCATTGGCCATATTCCCGTGGACGTTCAAAAAATGGGCGTCGATATGCTTTCCCTTTCCGCGCACAAGTTCGGCGGCCCGAAAGGTATAGGTGTCCTGTATTGCCGCCAGGGGGTGCAGCTGGATCCGCTCCTATACGGCGGCGGGCAAGAACGGGGGCGCCGTCCTGGAACGGAGAATGTCCCAGCTATTGCCGGCATGGCGGCGGCTATGCGTACAGCTTGCGAGAATATGGAGGACAGCGCAAACACTGTCAGGGGCTTGCGTAATCGCCTGCTGCAGCGTATTGGGGAAATCCAAGGAAACCGCATATATGGGAGCATGGAAGCCCGCTTGCCTGGGAATATCAACTGTTCCTTTGCGGGCATTGAGGGCGAAACAATGGTCCTTATGCTGGACCTGGCTGGGGTGTGCGTTTCTGCCGGTTCTGCCTGCACGTCTGGCAGCGGAGAACCGAGCCATGTATTGACTGCCATGGGACTATCACGGCGGGACGCATACGGAGCGATCCGCATTACATTGGGAGAAGAAAATACAGCGCAAGAGGTGGACTACATAGCGGCCACCATTAAAAACATAGTGGCGGATCTCCGAAAGGAGACACGGCCATGAATATCACGGTAAACATGACCGCAGAGGAGTTCCTGGAGTTTGTGGCCTGGGGGAAAGACCGGGACTATTACAAAAACCGGCTGGACAAGGAACTGGACAAGCGGGAAATGCTGGCAAAGAAAACGTGTTGGGCCATTGACGAAGATCCGAAGAAGCCCGGCAAGGTCAAAATCATTGACCAAGACCATGCGGCGGAATTGCTGGAAATGGCCAAGGATTACCTGGCATAAAAAGAAAAGCCACCTGCGCCCGGTGCTGTCAACACGGCGCAGGTGGCAATATAGACGACGGAAAACCGTCCGATATACCTATATTATATCAGGTTCCCGGACGGAATACAAGCCGGAAAAAGCGACGGGGCCACGGCCCCGTATAGCGCCGGTAAGAGTGATTAGTAAAGTGACCAGCAGCAGAAAAGGAGGCACCCATGGCCTACGTTCATAGGGTGGTGAAAGCTGGTCCGTGTGTCGAACACAAGAAAATGCAATCTTTCCGGGTTCACACCAAAGGAGTGAAGCGCGGCCCCAATACTGGGCACACCACCGAGAAGCAGGAGCGGATCAACGAGCGGGTGGCGGAGGAACATTTGCGGTGGGATATAAACGCCAATTTCGGCCATAGGGATCTCCACGCAGTTCTCCACTACTACGTCAAAGACAGTTCTTTCGAGGAGGTCCTGGAGAACAAGGCCGCCTTTCTGCGGAACCTGCGGAAAATCTGTAAAAAGCGCGGGATCACGTTCAAGGCCGTGGTGGTCATAGAAACCAAGCGCATGACCAACCCGCACATTCACGTTATCATTTCCCGCATGGATCCGGAGATCATCACGGAGGCGTGGGAGAATGTTCCAAGAGGCGGCGGAGGTATCAGCTTCAAGCCTATGGACAGGCGCGGCAACCACTACAAGCTGGCCGCCTACCTGATGAAAGAAAGCCGTTCCACCATGGAGAGGTACAGAGAGATCGGCAAGCGCGGGAAGCGGTACAGCAAAACGCAGAACATGGACAAGCCGGAAATCACATACACCGCCGTGCCTGCGTCCAGCTGGAGAAAGGACCCGAAAGCGAGAAAGGGCGCCGTGCTGTATAAGTTCGACGACGGTTCCACCTGCCGGAGCGGGTGGCATGAGATCAGCGGTTACCCATACCAGGAGTATTTCGAGATTTTCAACGAATAGGAGGGTTTTCTGTGAAAATCTACATATCAGGCAAGATCACCGGGGACAGGCGTTATAAAGCCAAGTTCCGAGAGGTGGAAAAGAAGCTGGCGGCGGCGGGCCATATCGTCCTGAACCCCGCCACGGCGCCGGAGGGGCTGCGCCCCGTGGATTATATGCGCCTGTGTTTCGCCATGATGGAGGCGGCGGACGCGGTTCTGTTCATGCAGGATTACCAGAACAGCCGCGGCGCCATGCTGGAATGGGCGTGGTGCCAGTACGTTGGGAAACAGACCTGTTTCGACCTGGCGGCGTTTGGGGGTGGTGACAATGCTTGAAATAACACCCATGACGCTGAAAGAGGCCAACGCATACGTTGAGCAAAACCACCGGCACCACGGGCCTGTGGTGGGGCACAAGTTTTCAATAGGCTGTTCAGACGGGGAGAAAATCGTGGGCGTGGCTATTGTGGGCAGACCTGTGGCGCGGCATTTAGACGACGGGTGGACGCTGGAGGTAAACCGCCTCTGCACAGACGGAACCCGCAACGCCTGTTCCATGCTTTACGCCGCCGCGTGGAGAGCCGCCCGCGCCATGGGGTATAAACGCCTGGTGACCTACATTCTGGAGAGTGAAAACGGGGCCAGCCTCCGGGCAGCTGGCTGGAAGTGCGTGGGACAAGCTGGCGGCCTCCGGTGGACCGGAAAGCGCAGGCCAGAGGTTGACCTGTGCCCGGCGCAAATGAAAATCAGGTTTGAACGGGAGGTATAAGCGCATGAGTATTATTTGCATAGCC